TTTCCGACAATTGTGCTGATGTCGTGTTTCTGTATCAGAATTATGGGGACTTTAGTGGAGATATAGAGTATCTTTACACCGAAATCGTACATCGGCTAAGAATCAAAGGGCTAATCAATCAATGAGCCGGAGTTTAGTGCTCCGGCTTTTCTGTTTTAAAAACCTTTTTACGACAATCGAGTTATTGTCGTGCATAGTAGATAACTATATTTGCCTATCTTTGGTTGTGGTTGTACCTTTGAATGAATAATAGTAGTTCAAAGGTATTTTTATTATATGGCAGCACCTAAGGGTAATCAATTCTGGAAATTAAGAAGTAAGCATGGGAGAGATAAGCTGTTTGCCACTCCCGACTTGCTTTGGGATGCCGCATGCGAGTACTTCCAATGGTGTGATGACAATCCTTGGTGCGTTGTTAAAAACAAGACAAAGGGCAAAAAAAAAGAGAAAGAGGAGACACCAACCCAAAGACCCTATACATTGACTGGTTTCTTGTCCTATTGTGGAGCAAATGAAGCATATTGGAGACAATTCAAGCAAGCGGAGCATGAAGATTTCTCTACGGTCGTATCGCGTATAGAGAATATAATCGAAACCCAACAGCTTGAAGGTGCCATCGTGGGAGCATTTAATCCCAATATCATTGCCCGCAAGTTAGGGCTTGCTGAGAAGCAGGATAGCACAATAAAGTTAAAGGGAAGCATTCCTGTGATTGAGTTCCTAAAGAATGGAGGGGTTAAAAAATGAGCCTATTCGGTATTATTTCCCAATCCCCCTATGCTGATTTGTATGAGAATACAGATAAGTTCATTACGATTGTGACTGGAGGTAGAGGTAGTGGCAAGAGCTACAATGTTTCCGTGTTCTTAGAAAGGCTTTCATTTGAGAGTGGGCATAAGATTCTTTTCTCTCGATACACGATGACTTCCGCTTCTATGTCTATCATTCCGGAGTTTCAAGAGAAGATAGAATCTGATGTTGCAAGCGAATACTTTGATGTGACTAAAACAGACATCACTAATACCTATTCTGATAGCATTATAATGTTCCGTGGTATCAAAACTTCTTCCGGAGTACAGACTGCCAAACTTAAATCTATTCAAGGATTAACCACATTCGTCTGTGATGAAGCAGAAGAATGGACGAGTGAGGAAGACTTTGAAAAGATTATGCTTTCCATTCGACAGAAAGGTATTCAGAACCGGATTATTATCATTATGAACCCTTGCGACTCTAATCATTGGGTTTATAAGCGGTTTATCGAGAGCACTCACAAACTGGTGGAGATTGACGGTGTACAGGTTCAAATCTCCACTCATCCGAATGTACTTCACATTCATACTACCTATCTGGATAACTTGGAGAATCTTTCACCGGAGTTCCTGAAAGAGGTTGAAGATATGAAGGTGAGCAATCCCGAAAAGTATGCCCATGTGGTTATCGGACGCTGGGCTGATGTAGCGGAAGGTGCCGTATTCAAGAAGTGGGGTATTGTGAAAGAGTTCCCACTGGAATGCAAAAAGGTAGGAATAGGGCAGGACTTCGGATTTACTAATGATCCTTCCGCTGCTGTAAGATGTGGCATTATTGATAACCGTTTGTATGTTGATGAACTTTTCTATGAAACGGATATGCTTTCATCGGCTATTGCCAACAGGTTAAAGCCTTTCTCTATGAAAGTGTTTGCTGATTCACAAGATCCTCGATTGATTCAAGAGATAAAGAACAGAGGCGTGAATATCTATCCGGTAGATAAGTTCCCCGGTTCAATCAAAGCAGGTATTGATAAAATTAAAGATATGGAGTTCTTTGTAACAGAACGCTCTTACAATCTTATTACTGAACTTCGGAAATATGTTTGGGACAAAGATAAAGATGGAAACTACATCAATGAGCCAGTAGATGAATATAATCATTTGATGGATGCTATTAGGTATTATGTATTGGGTTGTTTGCTTGGACGCATTTTGAAGCCAAAAGATTTAACAGGAATATTTACGCATTAAAAATATAAACTATGCCATTAACACTCGAAGAAATATTAGCATTGCCCGATATCGGGCAGAAAATAAGCTACCTGAAGAAAGGTAGAAAGACCGAACTTCCCGACCGTTGTAAACTTTGGGATGATTGGAATCCTGAACGCCATGAAATCATGGTTGACAAAGAGAAGTACCCGGATAGAAAGGTTCTTGAAAAGGAAGCGGAAAAAGTTTTTGATGAAAAGTCTGGTAAGACCTATGAAATCGAAGCGCAATACAAGACCGAGCCTGTGAACCGCATATCCATTCCTTTGGAGCAGGATATAGTGAACATTCAAACAGCTTTCACGGTCGGCACAGAGCCATCGATGGATTGTACTCCGACTGATGATGGCGAAAAGAAGTTGTTGGATGCGGTCAAAGCTGTATTCAAGTCTAACAAAATCAAGTATCAGAATAAAAAGATTGTCCGTTCTTGGCTTTCCGAACAGGAAGTAGCCGAATACTGGTATGTGTCCGATGATGATTCGTTTTGGGCGAAGTTTTGGAAGAAGGTGAGAACCTCTTTCGGTGGCAAGGTAAAGCCTACCAAGAAATTGAAAAGCGTTATATGGTCGCCGTTCCGAGGTGATACGCTATATCCTTTCTTTAATGATGAAGGTGATCTGGTTGCTTTCTCCCGTGAATACAAGAAGAAGCTTATGGATGATTCGGAAGTTACCTGCTTTATGACCATCACTGAAAAAATGGTTTATCAGTGGGATTTATCCAAACTGGAGGAAAGACCTTCATTTCCTCATGGCTTCTCTAAGCTGCCTGTAATCTACGCTTATCGTCCCGAAGCGTATTGTGAGAAGATAAAGCCCTTCCGCATCCGGTTGGAAAAACTTTTGTCTAATTATGCTGATTGCATTGACTATCATTTTTTCCCCATTTTGGAATTAATTGGTGAAGTAATCGGATTTGCCGGTAAGACAAAAGATAGAATGGTAAAACTGGAAGGGGAGGGAGCCGGTGCACGATATTTAACGTGGAACCAAGTACCTGATACGGTTAAATTTGAAGCTGAAACGCTTACGAACAACGCTTATGATATGTCGAATACTCCGAGAATATCCTTTGAAACCCTGAAAGGTGTTGGTAAGGCATCAGGCACGGCTTTCCGTTTTATGTTCATGGGCGCACATATGGCAGTGTCAAATCATGCAGAGGTGATAGGGGAGTTCTTACAACGGAGGGTTAATTTTCTGGTTTCTGCTTTAGGGGCGATTAATCCAACTGAGTTCAACAAGGCATCACAGACGATTGATATCGAGACAGACTTGGTTCCTTTTATGATTGATGACTTGAACGATAAGGTGGCTACTGCCGTTTCTGCTGTCAGTGGTGGTGTATGGTCAACGCGTGAGGGAATCATGTTTGCCGGGAATGCTGATAGGATAGAAGAAGAACTTGCGGAAATCAAGGAAGAACAAGCAGCTAAGAATAATCAAATCGGAAATAAAGAACAGAAAAACGCTTCTTAGTCAGAAAAAATACGAGGTCTATAATTTTTGAATAAGAAAAATGGGACATTAGCAGTGATTCTCTAAGAGTTGCCACTAATTTTTTCTATTCATAGTAAAATAATGAATAAATACTTTGATAGTATTCATATTATTACTATATTTGCATTGTAATTAAGTCCAAAGCGTTATGAGTTACAAATCAGTGAAAGACGTTGTAACTATGTTGCAAGAAAACGGTTTTGTTCTAAAGAGTCAGAGAGGTAGCCACATGAAGTTTGAAAAAGATGGTAAAGTAGTTATCGTACCGAATCATAATAGCAAAGGCGTTGAGAAAGGCACTTATTACAGCATTTTGAGACAAGCGGGGCTAAAGTAGCCCCCTTGTTCTCTCAATTTTAAAAAGGAGGTAATATGAAAACAGTAGAAGTGATTGTAGAGCATGCAGGAAAGAATTTGAGTGCTTATATCGAAGGTGCTCCGGTCATAACTGTAGGCAATGACATGAAAGAGATTGAGGATAACATGAAGGAAGCAATTGAGTTGTATCTGGAAGATAATCCGAATCCTTGTGAAGTTTTGTCGGGAGAGTTTGAATTGAAATTTAAGATAGACGCTGCTACTTTTATCAACTATTATAGTAGTATTTTTACCAAAGCTGCTTTGAGCCGGATTACCGGAATCAATGAACGTCAGTTATGGCATTATGCAGCAGGAGTGCATAAACCGCGCAAACAGCAGTTGGAGAAGATTCAGAAAGGTATTCAGTCTTTGACCAAGGAGTTAGCTGCTATAAACCTACTATAAAGAATATCGGAGCAGAATTACAATCTGCTACTTTATAAATTCAAAATTAAGGCGTGAGGCTTCGGCTATTCACGCCTTTTTTATTATTTTACGACAATCGTTTCATTGTCGTGTATCGCCTATCTAATAATTTTTCATCCTATTCATTAATAGCGAAATTTACCGTATGAATTTATAAATCAAATCATACGGTATGAATATTCAAGAACTTATTTTGGCAGGGCTGCAACAAAAATTCACTGGGGTAGATACTGCTATATTAACCCGAATTGCCACCAAAAAGGCAGAGGGTATAACGGACGAGACAAAGATAAACTCTATTGTTGAGGGTATCAGCTTTTCGGACGTGCTCAATTCCTATGGTGATTTCCGTGCCGGGGATGCTTCTAAAACGGCAGTGATTAACTACGAAAAGAAGCATGGACTGAAAGAAGGAAAGCCAATCGAGAATCCTAATCCCAATCCGAAACCGGAAGAAAAGCCGGACGACATGGCTACCATCATTGCCAACGCAGTGAGCGCAGCCGTTAAACCTCTCTCTGATGAACTTGCCCAGTTCAAGGCAGAGAAGTCGCAGGCTATCCGTCAAGAGCAAATTTTGGCAAAGGCAAAGGAGTATGGTATTCCCGAAACATTCGCTAAACGTTATGCTATTTCTGATGATGCGGACTTAGATACCTACTTCAAGGACGTAAAGCAGGAATTTGCCAATATCGGCTTTAGCGGTGTAACCCCTCCCGAATCAGCAGAGCAGAAGATTGAGAAGGAAAACGAATCAATTGCCGGAATGATTTCGGAAGGAACAAAAACTATTGTTGAATCTAAAAAGTAAATTAAATGGCAGCAGGTACACATTATGACTTGAAACCGGATTATAAGCCGGAAGAGTTTTACCGTGTAGAAACAGGGGTTAGAAAGAGTGGACCGTGGAAGTTGGATATTGCCAACCTCACAGTAGGTTATTTTTTGCCTGTATTTACCCCGGTACAGGCTGATTTGGTAAAGCGTACCATTGTTCCTGTTCGTAACGTGAAAGTTGTAGAGGCTTACACAACAGGAGTAGATGCTTTATCTATCAAAATTGCAAAGGAATCGTTGGCTTATGTCGGCATGTTTATTGGAAGTGGTAAGAAAGGCGCGAAGATAACCGCTATTGACAAGGGTAACAAGGGTTATGATATTCTGTCTATTGAAGCTGTTTTTGGTGAAAACATCGCAAAGGATGCAGTTTTATTTGAAGCGACTGCAGTAGCGGGCACAGTGAAAAAGAATACAGCGAACTTCGTTCTTTATGATGCGAAGAAAGTTGAGAGCGATGGAGCCGTTCTTTGCACCCTTCTGATGCAGGCTTACGAAGTGAAAGAAAGTAAGTTGGTTCTTCCAATTCATGAACTGGATAAAGTAGGGCTGACCTCTCGTTTCCAGTTTGAGTATTAATTCTAAAAAAGTTTAGATATGAATTTGACCATACAAACTTTATTTTCCGACCCTTTTATTGTGAACGCAGTTATTGACCGCGTTTTGCAAACAAGACAGGATAGAATCTATTGGCAGCAGTACGGATCATTCCTCGAAACCAAGACCCGTGTGTTCAAGACATATTTAGGAACGGTTACAGGTGTGATGGCTGGTTCTATCATTGGGAAAAATGACCAGAAGCCTATCCGTGAGAGACGTTCTCTTGGAAGCGGCTATACCGAAATTGCTTATTTAGGAGATAGATATCAAATAGATGTGGAGAGATTGTCCCAATTAGAAGACATTCTTAATAAGTTCAATGCGGCTAATACGGCTGACCAGCGCACTATCCTGAACGAGATTATCGACTTCATCTATGATGACTATCGTCAAATTCTGCTTGCTCCGCACAAGCGTATGGATATTGTCACTGGTGAGCTGTTGATGACCGGTAAGGCTAAAGTGCATTTGGCAGACAACAAAGAGAATATTGAATTGCTTGATATTGACCTGCCGTTCCATTTCATCACTCCCGAAGCCGCTGTTAAGGATAAGTTCATTTCTTATCTGAAAGAGCAAATTGAAGCGTTGAAAATCAAATACGGTGTATTCTCCAAGATGATTATGTCTCGTGGTACGTTCAATAAGAACATTGTCGGCAGTAAGGAGTTCGGAGAAACATTCAAGATGCTTCTCGGTGCTAACCAGTTCTATGTGAGCGGTGGCTTGATTACTTCACAGATGGCGTCAAGCGTGTTTACAGGCATCGGACTTCCTACCATCGAAATCAAGGAGGACTACGTTGAAAATCAGAACGGCGAGAACGTGCAGATTTACGCAGACAACCGCATTACTCTGTTGCAGAGTGACAATGTGATGCGTATGCGCCACCATAGACCGTATGTGATGACCGACCCGGTTCCGGGACGTAACTACACACAATCAGAGGGACAGATGTCTATCTGTAACTATCGTGACGGGGAGGGTAGATACATGGAATACACTGCAGAGTGGATTCCTGAATTTATCGCTCCCAACAAGATTGTGAACATTGACCTTTCAACGATGAACGTATGACGGTAAACGAATACATATCACAGAAGTTTCAGTCTTTCGGCATTAACTTGTCGGAAGCTGACCTCTTTGATATTGTAGAAGGCGCAGGATTAGATAATGGTGATATTGAACGAGATAAAAGCAACAAAGCTCGTATCTCCGTAGCTATTGCAAAGTTCATTCCCTCTCTATTGCTTCGTGCCACTTCAATCAGTGAAAGCGGTTTCTCAATGTCTTGGAACATTCAAGGTATCAAGGACTACTATTCATTTCTGTGCAAACAGTACGGATTGAAAGACGAGTTGAGCAACAAACCCAAAGTAATCTTCTTATGATATTCGCTCCACACATATTGCAGGTAAAGGTTATCACTCCGATGGAAAAGGATGAGTTTGGCAGACCTATCCCTGGTACGGGTGGTGAGAGCTGGCAGGATGTATGTAAGTGCCGTTGTGATGATAACACTACCAAAGAGTTTTCATCTGATAACGGCTCTGTGTACCGTCCGAACTATCATGTGGTGTGCGAGAAGAGGGTCACTATTAAGGCAGGGGATGAAGTCCGCTGCATGGAGGGTGAGGTGGTGAGAGGTCAAGGCGAGGTTTACACGGTTAAGAGTACGAACTACTTTAACTATTCTGAACTATGGATGTAGATTTCGATTTCTCCGATGTCGATTCCTTTTTCGATGAAGGAGAATGGGAAGTCGAGAAGGAGATGATTGATGTGGGCGATGAAGCTGTGAAGTACGCGGAGGAACACGGCAGCTATCAAGACCACACGCTCACTTTGAGAACGTCCAACAAGTATGATGTGGATAAGGATTGTTTGACACTCTATAACGATGCAGAATCACCGAAAGGTTATCAATATGCGTCTAACGTGGAATCGAAAGGATTTGATGTTTTGAGTGGCGCCGCTCTATATGCGGAGAAACGATTAAAAGAAGAATTTGAATGATAGTAACTACCGACATAGGAAATATTCTCTATCGGGATTGCAAGGCTTTCGGGATAGATATCGTACCAGCAGGGGAAACGCTGACTGGTGAATTGAAGTCTGAAAGGATTGTCATTCACACGAAGAAGCAACAGCCGGGCACTTATTGGAAGAAGTCTTTTGCTGAGGTGAATTTTTGTGTTCCTGATTTGAGCGAGAATGAAGCGAACGCCATCCGCCTTAATGAACTTGAAAGAGAAGCCATGAAACATTTCGATGATGTGGTAAGCACCTATGACGGTACTACCTACAATTACTCTATCGAATCAATCGGTACGGAAAAAGACACAGCTTTGAAGTGTCACTATGTGAATGCGAGAATTTTATTTGAAGTATTAAATGTAAAATGATATGAAACCATTTATAGGAATTAAGAAAATTTGGTATGGTGAACCTATTGAATCGCCCCTTACTGCGTCTGCATTGAAAACGTGGCTCAGTAGTGCTACCGAAGTGAAGAACTCCCATCAAGATACATGGGGATATACAGAGGATGATCCATCCGTTACGGACTATATCAATGAGTTAACGGGAAAAACGTATTACCGTGATATAACAGCTAATGGGGCAAAAACAATAGCGTTTACACTCGGTGAATATGGGTTTGAAGATAAAGTAGCTTTACAAGGAGGAAAGTTGGTCGGATCAGGTGACGGATGGGAAGCACCTGAAAACCCAGAACTTGTTTATAAAGCAGTTGTTGGTATGACAAAAACAGGAAACTATGTTGTGTTCACTTATGCCGGTATCGTTGGAAAAACAAACTTTGTGGAGAAAAATATGGGACTTGGCGTTTCCGCTGTAGCTATGGATAATCCGAATGATGGAGTCTCTGACGAATATTGGTTTAACGGAGAAAAGGTTGATACTCCATCGGAAGTATCTTTACAATCTTTAAGAGCAAAATCCGTGGATTAAACTTTTGGTGGTTTAAGGTTAAGTTTTCAGGATGGCGGTGGGTGGTTGCTCACCGTCTTTTTTAGACTAAAAAAATTATGGATAACGCTGCAAAAATAGTAAATAGTGCTGTTCTCGGGATGGATTTTGAAACGGTAATAGTAAATAGCAAAGCATACGTGATTAATCCTCCTACGATTCATAAAATAGCTGGTGTAGGATATTATCTGTCCGATTTGAAGGATGCAATTACGGTCATGGATATGCTTCGCTCACTGAAAGATGTAAAAATGGCTTCTCATGCTCTTTCATGGCTCATAATAGGGAATGAAAGCCTTAGCGAAGAATTGTCGAAAGGAACATTTGATGAGGTGGTAGAAGCATTGGCGATAGGTCTTTCCATGATTTCCGCAGAAAATTTTTGCAGGCTGTCAGTTTTAGCCAAGAACGTAGCAAATCTGACAGCAAAACAGAAGTAATAGGCAATAACTGCCTGCTCGGACAGATTGCATCGTTTATGGAAAATCTGCATCTGTCTTACGATGAAGTGGTAAATCAAATTCCATATAGAAACTTAGTAATAATGCAAAAAGACAAACTTCACACCGCATATGGAGAGGTTATGGAAGAAATGTCAGAAGAAGAGTTTTTCAAAAGGAAAGGTAATAATCCATTGAAGTAAAAATGGTAACGGGTATAATAAAAGCCGGAGGAATCCGGCTTTTATTATACAGTATAACCTATTAGTGAATCAATATCATTTATTATGGCTGGTTTTTTAAAATCTTTTTCCATTTGCTTTTGTACAAGATGAAAAGGACAATGGAAATTATTGATTATACAAAGAGTATCCTCATCTGCTTCATTGCAGACGTGTATCTTATTGTTACAAATAGTAAACCTATAAGAGTTAACAATTATTGGCCAAGATGTATTATTTGTGTCAAAATATAACTCGTCAACTTCAAAATCTTGTAAATTGATACGTTCTTTTTTACTATTCCGTATTGTAATTAATTTTTTAAAACTGTCATAACATACAAAAATATGTGGTGTATGTTTGTATTTAATAATGCTTATTCCGGGTACTAATTCGTTAATGTTTACCATACTCTTATTCCTCCATTTTAAACTTAGTATGACATACGGGGCAGGTAGATGATTTCATAAGAGTGTATTTTTTAAGTTTCTAACGAAATTATTTATTACACTCTCATACTTTTGGTATATAGATTCATAATCTTCATTTGCTATGGATTGATATTCGTCTATAAATATTTTACAAATATTGTATAATTTTGGAGACCACCCTCTCATTTTCTTATATGCCTTAGAATAATCCCTAATATAATTAACAGGAGAACGTAAACCAATATATTTAGATATGTAATAACTAATCGCGTAATCATCTGGTACATTGTTTTCAAACTTATACCATAAAAAAGACTCTATATCTTTATTGAATTTATTTTCGCAATAATCAATAACAAACTCATTATCTTTATATCCCATATCTTTAAAGTCATTATATATAATGATATGGTCAAGGAAGTTATGAATGTACATAAGATTGTCTTCTGATATATTTAAAACCTCATGTAATTTTTGTTTTACAGTGCTGTCAAGTAAAGCCTGTCTGTTATTTATGCCATACGATAATAGTGAAAAGTGTAATAGCTCATGCGTGAAAAGAGCTTTGTTGATATGGCTGTTTTCAGGTATTAAAAAATCGGCAAACTTATCCCGGACATTCACAACAATAGATTTCTGATTATAATAGAAAAAAGAAAATGAGTATTCATTTCTTAACTCATCATACAATTTTTTCCCGTTTTCATCAAAGAATTTATCTATAACATTAATTTCATCTGTATTAATCGGATAACGTACTATATTTGTTGGGTCAAATTCCATGTCTTATTTGTTCCTGTTAATTATTACATTCATAAGTCCTACAATCTCATTCACTTTTGCTCCGTCTGTTCCAAGAGGGATTTTTACTATCGGTTCTGCTAAGCTATTAATATTAATGATAATAGTGTAGTCATGTACAATTTTGTCATTTTCCTGTTTAACGGTAGTTTCTTTTCTTGCAGTGGCTCCACCAATGACAGCACCAACTCCACCTGTTAAGACACCTCCAACAACAGCTCGTTTCGCCATATTACCTGTACTTGTTTTGGTTTCATAAGAGACACTTCCTTTTATTATGCGATGATTGTCACTAAAAGTACAACTTAAAATATCACTCATTGGCAAGTCTTTTCCTAAAAGCCAAATTCGATTTACTTTACCGAAAGCTATAATTTCTTTCTCAAGATTCAATTCTTCTAATATAATTGTTTTATCGGGTTGTCCATATTTGGAAACAAGTTCATCTTTTTTTGTATTATATATAGGAGTTTTTCGTTCTATCTCATCTTGCTTTTGAGCTTTTCGTTCCTCCTGTTTACGTTTACGTTCTTCCTCTTTCTTATTTCCGTCTTTAATTGCCGAAGCAAGCACAATTCCGAATATTACAAAAACTGCTACTAAAATCCATCCTAAAGTAGTCCATCCCATTGCAAAACATAAAATGCAGAAGAAAATTAAAAAGAATACCCAAAACATAATCGTGTATTTTTAAGATTAAAACAATGCACAAATGTATATACTATTCTTAACTAACCAACAATTTTCAGCAGATTTTCCAAGTCCGTACGTGATTTTATTGTATAAACCACCCCTTTGTATTCTACGTACCCACATAAATCCTGCTTATCGGTAGAGAATAGCTCAGTGATTGGAACGTTCAAGGCGGTGGCGATTTTTTCCAGTGTTCCAATCGTAGGATTACCACCTAACATTTTAGATAGACTCGCTTGTGCCACGCCAATTTTGCTCGCAATTTCTGCAAGGGTAACTCCTTTGTCCTTGCACACTTCTTTAACTCTTAATTCCATATATAATATATTATAAGTTCTATTTCAATTGCAAAAATACACATTATGTATTATAATCTATTTTTTTGCCATAAAAATACATTGTATTATAATTTATTAACAATAATATCATTGCTGATTATATAATATAATCTATATTTGTATATATAAAAATAGAATATATTATATAACTAATAGACAATAAGCCTTATGAAACGATACAACTTATCTCAAATTATGAAAGATGCTCATAGATTCTATAAAAGTAAATCAAGAATGGGCAGAACTTTTGGTGAATGCTTGAAACTCGCTTGGCGTTGGGCTAAAGACGCTATCAAATTTGCAGAAGAAAGAGAAACTAAGGTAAAGGCTATGTTAGCTAATCAGAAGCCGACCAATCGAACTATTTCTGGTGCTGTTAGCACTCTTACTTGGGACGATTGCTACAACAGAAACAGTAGAGGTTATATGGGTAGTCAGTATTGCGGTGATTAAAGTAAAATAGAAACAAATATAGTCTGCAAGTGGTAGTCTTTGACGTTGACAATAGCGATTAGGTGAGTGCACGCACCAAAGTTGAACCGTCAGCCGGACAAAATTATAAGGTATAAACACATAAAATATAACAATTATGAAAACAGAAGAGATAAACATCGAAGATGTAAAAATCCAGTCAATTCACGAAGATTTATTTAAGGTATTATGCTTGTTAAAGCAATCCCGTAACATCATCCATGAAATAAAGACTAAGGATGAGTTGAAAGACCATTACGAACGCTTAGACCATATTCAAACGGATTTAAACGATGAAACGGCTTGGATTGGCGAAACGATAGGCGATGTGATGAGATGTAGAGTGGATGATTTAGTATAGCACGATTATCCAAAGGCAGCCTGCACGACTTTAAGGCTGCCTTTTATCTGTTTTTTACGACAACGACTTCATTGTCGTGTATGAGATGAAAGAAAATTCTTATTTCGTTTGGATATGAAATAAATTTGCAGAAAAGAAAACAAAGATGTTCTTCGTGGTTGTCGAATATACGATAAGATATTAAAGGCGTTAGATTTAGTCCGTAGACAACCACATTAGACGGATTATTTCTTCGCCTTTCTCTTTTATATGATTCTAAGCGTAGATAGTATCTAAGAGGGTTCAGCAGAAGCGAGTAATGGCGCAACGGGGTTCGATTCCCCATCTGCTACAAATTCAGTCAAATTAAAATCCCCGAAAGCGGAAGTGACTGAGCCGCCAACGGGGATAATAATAAAGTTTAATACTGCAAATGTATGAAAACAAATCAAGAAATGGTGCGATACATTGATAATTTTTCAGTGGTACAGCGCACAAGTGATGGATATTTTGACGGAAGCGAACTTCTTCGGCAGTGGAATAATGTAGAAGGTAATCCGAGAAGAAGGATGTCTGAATTCATTAACAGTCCTAAAGTGAAGGAGTTTTTAAAGGCTCTTGCAGACGATGAAAGCCATAGGTCAAAAATCGACATTGGTGAAAATCAATTAGTTATAAAAGTCAAGGGTAGAAATACCAAAGAAGGCAAAACACCCGATAAAGTTTGGATGAATCCACTTCTGTTTATCAAATTTGCTATGTGGATAAATCCGACTTTTGAAGTCAAGGTATTGCGGTTTGTGTACGATGAAATGATTCGCTATCGAAACGATGCTGGTGATGCTTACAAAGAACTTAGTTCTGCTGTTATGAAGATAGTCCCAAAAGATTTCATGCCGAAAGCCATGCAAAAGGTAGGTGAAGCATTAAACTGGGTCGTATTCAATAATCACGAAAAGATGCTTCGCAACAAACATGGTGATGAAATGAAGCAACGTGAATTATGGCAGCTTGAAAAGAAGGTTGCAGATTTGATAAACGAAGGATTTATAACTAACTTCGACAACCTAATTAGTTATTTGAGAAATCAATATCAAAAGCGAAATTATCCACAAGTGTTTAACTATGCTTCTTGATTATGGAATATAAGAACAAATTAGATCATCTTAATTTAGCGGAACTTGCGGGCGTATTAAATGTGGATATGGAACTACTGCTTAATTCCATAACTCAAAAAAAGGAGATTCATATAAAAGATATACCTATCATAGTGACTTATGGTGATTTGTGTATTATACAAAGAGCATTGTTTGATGCACAAAAAGCATTGCTTGGTTTATTACAAGGCAAAGAAGATGCAATCAAGAAAGCGAATGGTGCTTCTGATGAACTTCATAAACTATTTGAGTATGTGGATAAGGTTCTAATGGATGGTAATATAAGCAAGGAAATTATACATAAACTCGATCCTGCTATTGAAATTCCGAATTGAAAATAATGCGCACCTCATTAGGTTGGGGTGCGCTATTTATATAAACTAAAAATCACTTTATATATGGCAAAACTTGTATTTCGTGTGCAAGCTGATTATGAAGAGGTAATAAAACTTCGTAATGAGATCGCAAAGTTAAAGCAAGAGCTAAAAAGCATGAACGGCACACAGTCTCCTGCTGCTTTTAAGGCTATGAATACTCAATTATCATCATCCACACAACGGATGAATGAACTGGTAAATGAAGCTGCCAAAGCTGGTGCGGTCATGGAGGGTAGTTTTAAAAAGAAAATATTCGATGCTTCCCAATCTGTAAATGGGTTCACTGAAAAAATCATCGCTCAGAAGGCAGTGATTAAGGATATTGAAGCTGATGTAAAACGTCTTGGTGATGCTTATCGTATTGCATTAAAACGAAATCCTCTTTCTGCAAGTGGTAAGCTGGACGAATATAATGCTGCCCGAAAGGCTTTAGATGAAGAAAAGGCGGCTTTATTTGGATTAACCCAGCAACAGGCAGAAGCACGTCTGTCAGTAAAAAAACTACGTGATGAATATGCTCTATACAAGGATGATGCAAAAGAGGTTGTAGAAACTAATAATGGTATCGCTATTTCTTGGAAGAAAGCCTTAGCGGTTATAGGTGGTGCTGGAGTATTAAAGGCATTAGGTTCTGAAATGATTCGTGTCCGTGGCGAGTTTCAGGCTGCTGATACTGCTATTGAAACTTTATTAGGAAACAAAGAGAAAGCCAATACCCTCATGTCACAAGTTCGTGAGTTTGCTAAAGTTTCCCCGCTTGAATTTTCTGATGTAACAGCAGCTACGCAGATGATGCTTGGTTTCAATATCGAAGCCGAAAAAGTACCCCGTTTTCTTTCTGCCATTGGCGATGTTTCTATGGGAAATACGCAGAAGTTTAATTCTCTGACCTTGGCATTCTCTCAAATGTCCGCAGCCGGAAAACTCATGGGGCAAGACTTGAACCAGATGATTAATGCCGGATTCAATCCTTTGCAAACTATGTCTGAAAAGACCGGTAAGTCTATCGCTACACTTAAAGACGAAATGTCTAAGGGCGCTATTTCCGCAGAAATGGTTCAGCAGGCATTTATAGATGCTACTTCAGCAGGTGGCAGATTTTATCAGATGTCCGAAAATGCTTCCAAGGAGATAAACGGTCAGCTTTCCATGATGAACGATGCTATAGACACTGTTTTTAACGAATTGGGGCAGAAGTCGGAAGGTGTAATCATGGATGGTATTCAAATGACTACCTCGCTGATTGAAAACTATGAGACAGTCGGAAAGGTGCTTGCCGGATTGGTGGTTACTTATGGCACATATCGTACTGCTGTGATGCTTACTACTATCGCAACGAGCAAACACACGATAGCCGAGATAGCTCTTACCAACGCTCGTGTATTGGCACGAAAGGCACAAATGGCTTTAAACGCTGCCATGCTTACCAATCCTTATGTCTTGTTGGCTGTTGCAGTCGGAGGGCTTACAACAGCTATGTGGGCATTTCGTGATTCAACAACATCGGCAGAGAAAGCTCAAAAAAGGTTTAATGATCAAAAGGAACAGTCTGTTAAAAAAGAGCAAGAACATAAACAAAGGCTTGAAGATCTGATTTCCGCTATTCAAAACGAATACACCTCTTCTATGGATAGAGTAAAGGCTATGAAAGCTATAAAAGATGAATACCCATCTCTATTTCAAAAATATATAGATGAAAAGGGACATATTAAGGATTTAATAGCTTTATGGAAAGAATACAATGAAGAGGTTGGTAAAGAAAAGATAAAAGAAAACAAATCCAATTACAGTAACTCTCAAAAAATAATTGGTGAATACGGACAAGTTATTGGATTATGGAAAAGGTTTGGAGAAGATCCAAATTTTCATAAAAATAGCTTGAATGAATCAGAGAAACAGCTTGCTGATAAATATAAGAATGAGACTTTATCTACTTTGAGATCGAAGTTAGATGAAGAAAGAAATATTCTCACATCTTATCAAAAAGAAGTCCGTTCTGATGAACTCGCTCAATGGCAACTTGGTTTAAAAGAAAATACTGATGTTCAGATAAAGTCAGAACTGGATGAAATGAAGCGCCTTCAACAAGCAAGAAAGAATAATAAATGGTATTCTTTAAATGTAGGTGTTGGGTCTTTGAAAGGTACGACTACTGAGTCAGAATTGCAAAGCAGAATAGATGTGCTTGAAGCAGAGCTAAAGTCACGTAAAACATCAACCTATAAGCAAGACTATGACAAAGCTAAGAAAGAATGGGAAGACGCAAAAAAGAGACTCTCTGAAATAGAAAAAGACAAATCCAAGTTTACTTCAAAGCAATATGAAGAAGCCAAAAAACGGGAAGAAACGACTGAAAAGGCATATAAAAAACTTGGTGGTTTGACAGGTAGTAAATTAACGAAACAAGAAAATCAAGCCGATAAACTTAGAAAACAGACTGATAAATATAATGTACTTCTTGACAAGCAAGCGTTAGAACAACAACGTTCTGCCGAAGACTTGCAAATGAAAGTTGATGAAGCCCGCATCAAAGCTATGGACGAAGGTTTTGAGAAGACCATTGCCGAAATGGAACTCAACTTTGAAAAAGAGATGCAGGCTATAGACCGCCAGAAAGAGGATGCTTTGCGCAAGAAGATTGAGGATGCCCGTTCTGTATGGGAAGCTGACCCGAAAAACAAAGGTAAGTCATTCGACGCAACTGGTATCAAGCTATCTGATGATGAACAGAAATATTTCGATGAACTGTATAAAGCCGCTATTGCCAATAATGAGAAAACATACAGCGATTTGGCTGATAAATACCTTTCATATACTGATCGGCGATTGGAAATTGAAAAAAAGTTCAACGATGATATTGCCGTATTGCAGGAAGCTCGTAGAAAGGCGGAAGCAAAAGGTGATACCGATGAAGTAGCCAAGATTGGTCGAAGTATTGAAAAACGTATTGAAACTAAAAACGAAGATGTGTTTAAACTTGATGTTGAGCAGTTCAAACAAAGCATGGACTGGGAACAAGTATTCGGCAATCTTGATAAAGTGTCTACGGATACTCTGAAAAAGTTGAAAGCCAATCTGAAAGACTTTATTTCTTCTCAAAAGGACTTGTCCCCCGAAAACTTAAAAGAATTAGTTGATGCCATCGAACGGATTGATGAAAAGGTTTCGGAACGCAATCCCTTTGAAGCGATGAAGACTTCTTTCAAATCTCTTAAAGATGCTACAGATGCCCAACGTGAAGCACAGGAAGCATACAACAAGGCTTTGAAAGAAGGTACTGATGAAGAAAAGAAAAACGCAAAGACCACCCTTGAAAGCGCTAAAAATAACAAACAGAAAGCTTTGACAGAAGCTACTGCCGCTTTGCATAAAGGAGTTGATGAAATAAGTCAGTATGTAAATGCTGGCAATGAGGTTATCGGTATCATGGAGACTTTAGGATTGAATACTCCTAAATGGCTGGAAGATACAATGTCTGGGTTCGGTGAAATGTTAGACGGTCTTGGAAGTATAGATATTACGAAACCGATGTCTATTATTACCGGAGGTCTGCAAACTGTGAAGGGCGCTCTTACTTCCGTGATTTCTTTGGGTGGGGTGATTCCTGGATTAAGTGGTGCTGATTATTCTCGCTACGATGAAATGAAAGCTCAGTATGAAAACATCAATTCTATCTGGGATGAACTGATTAGTAAGAAGAAAGAATACATTGATATTTCCTATGGAACCGAAGCTTTAAAGGCTGGGCAGGAAGCTCTTGATATTATCAAGAAATCCCAAGATGCGCAACGTAATCTTGCCAGAACTTTGGCGCAATCAGGGGCAAGTGCCGGATCGCATTCTATAGCCTACCGGCAAAACGCTGCATTGGGCGGCTATGCTTCAGAACTTTATAGATATGTGCGGCAGAATGGAAACTATAATGATATCACTAATGCCTTACTTGGAGCTTCTGCCGAACAGTTGCAAAAGGTGAAAGAGCAGATGCCTGAATTATGGGCAGGACTTGATGGCGATTTTCGCGAACATTTGAATAACATCATTAGCGGTGCTGAACAGGCGAAAGAGGTTCTTGAACAAATGAAAGAAGCTGTTGCCGGGATAAGCTTTGATGAATTTCGTAGTGGGTATATTGATTTGTTATCAGACTTGGATAGTACTAATGAAGACTTTGCCGATAACTTTGAAAAGTATTTGCAGAAATCTATTTTTGAGTCTTTATTGGCAAATAAGTACAAGGAACGAATACAGGCTTTATATGACACTTGGGTTGAGTATGGGAAAGACGGCCTAACACCTGATGAGGTTCAAAAACTTCGTGATATGCAGGAACAGCTATCAGAAAGTTTGTTGGCCGAACGTGATAAAATAATGAGTGATTTTGGTTTTACTACAAATGGATCAGAATCTAAGTCATCTACATCCAAAGGTTTTTCTACTATGTCACAGGATACAGGGGAGGAATTAAACGGCCGGTTTACTGCATTACAAATTGCTGGAGAAGAAATTAAGAATCAGAATGCTATTCAAGTACAATCACTAAATCTTCTCACAATGAAATCAGAAGACATATTTCGTGTAAATACGGAGATAAGAAACATCGCTGACGATACTCGTGATCTGATAGCACAATCTTATCTTGAACTGGTACAGATTTCAGAGAATACAGGTGCTATTGTAAAGCCTGTCATTCAGATGCAGAAAGATATTGCAGAAGTAAAGAAGAACACATCAAAATTATAGATTATGGCAGATTTATTGATAAATGGTAAAGACGCTTACACATTCTGGGGGGTAAGAATGGGAGAGGGATTTCTTGATGTAATTGGGGCATCTGCTCCCATGAAGGATTTTATTGAGAACAAAAGTCGACTTGAACATGGGAAACGGGTAATAATCAATGAGCCTAAAGTCGATGAGAGGGAAATAACTCTTTCGTTCACTATTGAGGGTAGTTCTCAGTCCGATTATCAATCAAAGAGAAAAGCTTTCTTTGATGAACTTTATAAAGGTAAGGTTGATGTTCAAGTTCCGGCTAATAGTAACGATATTTATCATCTAATTTATCTTGGGAAAAGTATCGCTTATGCGCAGAGTTCAGATCGGACGTTCGGGAAGATATCGAGCAAGTTTTGCGAACCTAATCCAGCATTACGAATCTAATTTACGACATTAATTGCATTGTCGTGTATGGAAGCCTTAATTGTTAGGGCTTCTTTTTTTTGTCATTTAACTTTGGCACTATGAATGAGGTGAAAGTCAAAGACATATCAGGAAATGAGATTTTTTCAACTCCTATAGATTCAGGCAGTAAGAGAAAGTTTCAGTTAATGAAGGAAGACTACGTTATTTTAAAGTTTTCCCTCGTTGATCCGGTTTTCTTTAAATTAGGTTATTATATTGATCTTCCCAATGACCCTACCGGCCTATTTGATATTGTAGATTTGCAAAAGCCTACATACAACGATTCTACCGGTGGTTACGATTACGAACTACGTCTTGACGCTTATTATTGGAAATGGAAGAATAAAAAATTCTTCTACACTCCCGAAAATGCCGGACGTGAGGCCGGATGGAGTCTGACCGCCGGCCTTGACATTCATTTGAATGTATTCCTGAGAAATCTTTCCGTATTAGAATATGATTACAGGGGTACAGCGTTTGAATTTGAAATAGACTATAGTGTGGTTTCCCAATCAGCCAAACTTGTTACCTATGACAATACCAATCTTATCGATGCCCTTTCCCTGATGGCTGAGACATGGGAATGTGAATGGTGGATAACCAACCATGTCATTCATTTCGGTAAGTGCGAGTTTGGTGATCCTGTCGATTTGGAATTAGGGGTGAACGTAGAGGCGATGGAACGTAGCGACAGTCAGAGTACTTATGCTACCCGTATCTATGCTTTTGGCTCTACACGCAACATTCCGGAGTCGTATCGTAAGAAACTCGTTTTTGATGTGAAGTCGGTCGATGGAAGGAGGATTTCCGATACGTCAAGAAAACTGGATGCCGAGTATTTTCCGGTAAGCTCTTATAGAAATGACGATGATATTGTTTTGTCTTACGAAAAGCCTTATTCGGTAATGACAAACAGCCCTGCCAAGTATAGTGTATTGATTCTGGTATCCAAGAATATGCCGGCCGGGAAATATAGCATTCAAGCGGATAATATAACAGCCGGAATAACAGACCCTAACCAAGTCGGGCTTACTGTTCGTAACTTCAAGAGTACATTTAGTATAGAATATGTAACGGGAGGAGAGACGAAGCAGATTGAGATACAGACAAAAACAGAGGAGCGGGAAGGCAAGTATACCCCTACGGTTAAGTTTGATAACGCCATATTCACGCTTGAAGGCGATGCATCGGAATGTAGTATACGCATTGACTCATCTGTAGAATTCATAATCGATGAAGCAAATATACATTTCAATATTGCTTGCTACGGTGTAGTAAAGAATGAGAATAAAGGTGCTGATGTTACTGTCACTTTTATCTCAGGAGGTAATGCCGGTAAAACATTTGATGCGGTATATAATCCGGAATACAAAGCTGGCGAAGAATCGAATGTGATAGAGTTACCCGAAGGAGTCACAGCATCTTCTGGTGATATGTACACGATTGATAACATCATCAAAGGGAAAGTCCCCACCAATTATTTCAGTAAGGATGATGCTGAATTGACGGTTAGCGGTGTTGTACAGAAACGCTTGATGCTTCCTTCTGATGTCCCTTACGTAGATGCCTATCGCTACAGCCCTACGGGTGAACGTATATATATTGGAGATTCACGTTATGACAGCCCGTATAATGTGGAAATGCCCGTAGAGGAAGCCGTTGAAGAAATAGTCGTTTTTGAGGATGAGTACGCAAAATATATCGGTTCCACAACAGAAGTTCCGGAACCGGATATTGTCGAGGAAGAGGACAGCGAAGGGAATAAGACAGGCAATACGCATCTTGTGTACACATTCAAAGATACAGGGCTTAAGGACTTCGATAATAATTATCGTATAAAAGGTGAAGATATCCGTGTGATATTCCAAACCGGCAAATTGGCAGGTCTTGATTTTGTTGTAGAGCTGAAAGGTAGCGGTGATAGTGGTACTACTTTCGAAATTGTCCCGAATGAAGACTACGGCCGTTTGTTACCGGACGATATACTTTTTCCTCAGTCGGCTCATGTGGAAGATGGGAAAGAAATACCGGCTGATACTTACATCCTTTATGGGTTTGATACCGCATTCCTCTCGGAAGACATGCGTCCTAATGCGGAAAAAGAATTGCTCTCGACCACTCAGAAGTATATAAAAAAAACTATGGTAGACCCGTCTACTTATAGTTGTACAATGATGTCTGATGTTGTATACGATAAAGACGGCAATCATAAGCTCTTTGAAGCAGGAGACCGGGTGAATCTTATCAATAAAGGGTATTTTGAAAATGGTCGTCAATCCCGTGTAATCGGATTTGAATATAATCTTGATATCCCTTATGATTCCCCTGTTTATATGGTTGGGGAAACAGCTCCGTATTCGTTAATCGGAGAGATAGAAAGCAAGATTGACTCTTTGGCTTACAAAGGGCAGACATACAATAGTAACACATCCATAAGTGGAGGCGGGACAAGTGTGTATGTGATTGGAGTTAATGATAATACTGCTCCTTCAGATAGAAATGTCTTTTCTGCAAAGAACTCTCTTTCAAAGTTTCTTCGAAAAGATGTTCCAAATTCTGCCGAAGAACTTATTACTTTCATAAAAGGCTTGATATCTCAAGGCTTGGTCACCGCAGGCGGCGGTATTCAGTTGGGTGAGAGTTTTGCCGGCGGTATAACCGGACATGGCGGTCTCTTTACTGCAGGCGGACATGGTGAGCTCAGATCCTTGCGTGTCAATGAATGGTTTGAAACTTCTGAATTCAGGTACAACTATGTGGACGTCACCACCGGCGAGCAGTGGTCTGCCCCGGGTGGTGGTATCGTAGAATCAGTTGTAATGGATACCGATCCGGAAGGGAATGAATTGAATACCGGTGTGGTGACCTTGAAACTGGAAGCCGGCCAGATTGGCGCGGTCGCTTTCGATGACCTGGCCATGGGCATGTATCATTT